TTGGTATCCATCCCTGATCCAAAAATAAAAACTTGACAAGTGTAGTTCAGTGGTATATTATATATTAATCTTAACCTAGGAGAAAGACATGAGTAATCTAGCCCTATATGGAATAACCTCCATTGAGGTGGCAAAGGAGAGTGGCCTTGTGACGTTAAGGATAAGAGGTAAATCTATGGATGGTCCCTCCTACTTTACAGTGAGCTTGTTTGGTGATGAAGGACTATCAATAGAAATGGATGAGGTGCATCCCATACCCGGCTCTATCGTAGAACTAGTAGAAGAAGCAAATGCAGCCTAGTAAAATCAAGGAGGTAATAAGGTACATCAAGTATGGACATGATACGTGGATACTCCCTCACTGGGAAGATTTCGCCGGTGATATGGACAAAGAGATTGACTCACTTCAGAGGGGGTACGAGGATTATATCAAACCCAGCAAGGAGGAGGACAATGATTGAGGTAATGTACACAAAGGATATGCCTGTTGATGAGCATGACAGGCCGTGCGGTTGGGTAAGTGAATCTAACTTACCTAGTGTTGGGTGGAAGAAGTTAACTCGAAAGGGTACACTAAATACCTACGACAGTGGCGTAAAGTATTTTCGAGTGAAAGACGAGAAGACGGGTACCTCCATTGAGGTGCCTTTTGATGGCGTTAAACTTATCGAACAGGAGAATGAAGATGTTTAATAAAGATATGATCAACTTTGAAGTAGAGAAGGTTCCACTCTACACTGACCACGGACCAAGCTATGGTTCCACTGACTTTCAGTTGGGCAATGGCTCCAACGAATATGGTCAGGTTCCCCCAAGCGTAGGAGTGGGTATACAGAGGGACGATGGCACCATGCTGGGTATTGTCTCCGATGCGTATGAAGTTGTACAGTATAATGACATTGTAGAACAGGTCGAGGAAGCTCTCACAATGTCTGGCATCAACCTGACTGATGCTAATTTTGATACTAATGTATATAGTGATGGAGCACAGCTTGAACTACGAGCACGCTTCCCTGCCCATGAGCAGAGTATCGATGACAAGAATGATACGGTCATACCAGAGTTCGTCTTCAGGACTTCCCATAACCGAACATGGGCCAACAACGGGATGATGGGCCTTTGGAGATCCATGTGCTTCAACACTCTTGTCAATGGAAACAAATTGGCCTACATGTATGGTAGACATACTAAAAACTTCCACGTCCCATCCTTTGCCGCCAAGGTAAGAGGNGCNGCTGAGTANATTGCCTATGANGGGATCAATACCATGAAGATGTGGTATAATACTCCTGTCAGTNGGGANAACACCATTGATCTTTTCACAGATACTTTGGCGTCTCGCCTGGACAACGTGAAGAGGGAGAAGGTGGCCAACAAGGTCATGCTCTCCAACCTCATGAAGACCTTCGATGAGGAGAACAGACATCTCATTGGGAAGGGGCGCTATGAAGGCTATGGTAAGAGGGATGAGGGGACGCTCTGGACTGCCTATCAGGCGGCCACGTTCTGGTCTTCCCATACTGACAAGCCCACCACCAAGGTCTTGAGAGAAGACAAGGTGCGTAAGATGTTGGCATCACCGAAGTGGAAAGCATTGGAGGAAGCAGCATGAGCAAAACAAAAAACTGGATGATGGACATGGAAGAGCATGTCTGGGATGCCTTGAAGGGAGGATGGGCTACCCTGCCAGAGGTGCAGTCCTATGTCAGGGAACATATGGACACAGTAGATGAAGCTTATGTAGAGCAAGTGTTTCATGAACTGGACCAGGAATTCCTACCCCCCAATGAGCAAGATAAAACTAAATTGATATTGTAATGTACATAATTGTTCAACATGATTATTTTGGGGGGTTTGATCTGGCGGATGCAATGATGAACGAGAATGGTACCTCCTTCCAAACCTTTGAAACAGAAGAGGATGCCAGAAATTTTCTATACCATCTAGGTCTGGAAGATTTTGAAGACGGTTATCCCCATCAGATAAGGGTGTGCCGTCTTCACTGAACAAACCCAACTGGAGAATGACAGATGACTGAAGAACTTATCAAGTGGAACAACCCCGTTGACCTCACAATTGAGGAGTACGGGAGGCTTGGCGATGTCGTTGGCTCATTGGTGATTGATCAGTTCGATGATCAAGAAGAGTATCGGGAGGTTATCCATGAGCTTTTCAGGGGCTGGCTCCAGAGTGATGAAGTTTCTTGTTGACATCCCAGAAAGAAAGGTTTATAGTGACAACATCTGAGGAGATAGAGGAGATACATCGAATACAAGAACAGCTCAGACAGGAGTTCCCTACTCACGTACTAAAGCAGATCGATAGAGTTTTTCAAGAGTTAAATGTACTACAAGATCGTGTTACTCAATTAATTAAACTGATGGAGAGTAAAGATGTTAGAGGCTAACCTTACAATGAATCAAAATGTTAGTGAGTTAAAAGTTTTGAGAAGGCAGGTTAACCTACTTAAAAAGCTTGTAGAAAATAATAATATAGAAATTAAAAAACTCCGACAAGAGTTAGCTGACGTTAAACAAGATAGGAGTAATATTATTACATCATGGGCAGAGGTAGAGGATGAAAAATAATAATAATAATCCAGCTAATCTTTATTATCTAGATGATTATAGAAACCTAGATAAAGAATCTGAGGAGGAAGATTCTAACAGAGTATATGTTACTGTTGTTAGCGAAGATTGTGAAATAACTATACCTAAAAATCTTTGGGATTTCATGGAAGAGAATGGCTATGATCCCTCCAAGATTGAAGAGTTTGATAAATTTTTATATGACTTAGAGGAAGAGTGATGGCTAAAAACCTATGGCAAAGGGAACGTAATAATATTTTCCGGGATCTTGTTAAACAATATGTTGAGGAGGGTTATGACTCCAAAGAAGCCAAGAGATTGTCCAAGAGAGAACTAGATGAAATCATGGAAGATAAAGAGGCTTTCGTAAGCAGGTTATGGCATCAATCATATGAAGATGATTAGGTTAATCTTGTGTGGAATTTAATCTTAACTAGGGGACGTTTCCCAACTATAGTTGATGTCTTCTCAACAAAGAAAGAAGTCCAAGATGAGATTAACCATAGAACTTCCATGATTCAACATCTAGGATATGATCCTAAAAAAATATATAAAATTAAAAAAGTATATAAAGGGGATCGTAATAACTTCCAATAAATTGGAGAAGTGAAGTGAAGATTATAATTGAAATTTACAAAGAGAAGTATTGTGCTTCGCCAAAAATAATCTTTAAGGATAGTTATACAGAACTTGATACTCTAAATAAGATCAGTCTATTATCAGACATAGAGAAAGAATTAGCGGCCCATAAAAAGGAAGCTGCCAATTCATATTTCAAAAACATGACCACTTAATTTCCAAGGAGCTGACATGTCCAGCGAAAGTATGTTCGAGGGTCACATGGCTTGTCCTTCTTGTGGGTCAAGCGATGCAAATAGTAAGTACTCAGATGGTCACCTCTATTGTTACAGTTGTAAAACCTATTCAAAGAGTAACCAAAATGGAGAAGATATGCAGTTGAATGTAATTCAATCCACACCATCAGCACAGAAGCTCTCAACCGGATCGTTGGGAGATATATCTGACAGAAAAATTAGCAAGGAGACATGTAAGAAGTATAACACCTATCTACAAAAGGATGGCTCAACCATAACCCATCACATCTATCAGTATTTTGATCGGGATGGTCAACACATAGCCAATAAGATAAGAGGAACAAAAGACAAGGGCTTCTGGACCGAGGGGCCAATCAGTGATAGTGTGTTGTTTGGTCAGAACATATTTAATCAGGGTGGAAAGTTCGTCACTATCTGTGAAGGCGAGCTGGATGCCATGTCTGCATATGAGATGTTGGGGTCCAAGTGGCCTGTGATCTCCATCAAGAATGGAGCAGCGGCAGCGTCGGAGAACTGCAAGAAATCTCTGGACTACCTGAACAAGTTTGATAGTGTAGTATTATGTTTTGATAATGACAAACAAGGAAAGGAGGCGGAGAAGAAGGTAGCTCAGTTGTTCGAGCCAAACAAGTGTAAGATTGTGTCCCTGGGTATGAAGGATGCCAACGAATATCTGAAGACCGGCCAAAGAACAAAGTTTGTAGATGCATGGTGGAATTCCAGAACATACACGCCAGCCGGTATTATAAATCTTGATGATATTGGTGCGGAACTCTATGAAGAAAACTATTGTCAGACCTGTTCATATCCTTGGAGTAAAATGAATGAGAAAACATATGGGATGAGAACGGGAGAGCTTATAACATTCTGTAGTGGGGCTGGCATGGGCAAGAGTAGTATCACCAGAGAGTTGATGCACCACATCATGGGCAACACCGAAGATAACATTGGTGTGCTTGCTTTGGAGGAGAGTACACATAATACTATCTTTAACATCATGAGTGTGGAAGCCAATGCCAGATTATATATTAGAGAAATAAGAGAACAATTCTCAATGGAGCAACTGGAGGATTGGAGAAAGAAAACTATTGGAGGTAAGAAGTTCTTTGCCTTCGATCACTTTGGTTCAATTGAGAACCATGAAATACTTGATCGCATCAGGTACATGGCCAAGGCTCTGGATTGCAAGTGGATATTCCTGGACCACCTGAGTATCTTGGTATCCGGTCAAGAAGATTATGGTGATGAAAGAAAAACCATTGATGTTCTCATGACCAAGCTGAGATCCCTCGTAGAAGAAACCGGAGTAGGACTGCTGCTTGTCAGCCATCTGCGGCGTCCCGGTGGGGATCGTGGCCATGAGGAGGGCAAGGAGGTGTCTCTGTCTCACCTGCGTGGGTCTGCCAGCATTGCTCACCTGTCTGATAGTGTCATAGCCTTGGAACGTAACCAGCAAGCAGAGGATGAGATCGAGGCTAACACCACCACCATTCGTATTCTTAAAAATAGATATACAGGAGACACTGGCGTAGCTTGTTACTTGCATTATGATAAAGAAACTGGTAGAATGACACAAATTGATAACCCCTTCTTGGAGGACGAGGAATGAGAAAGCCCTTCGATAAAGCACTCTACGACGTGGCCGATACCAAAGCCAAGAAGCATATGGTAGGGTGGCTACAAGAACATGACCACTCAAATATATCCACCAATGAGACAACCTACTTTGATATTGTCTGTACAGTGGATGGAGATCTACCAAGACTTCTCTATGAGGTCGAGATAAAATATTCTTGGCGAGGAGAGTGGCCCGAAAGCTGGGATGAAATACGAATTCCAGAAAGGAAGAGGAGACTGCTTGATAAATGGCAGGAGGAATGTCCTCTTGACGTACTAACCTTTGTTGTCTTCAGAAACGATTGCCTGAAAGCATGGCACATAGATGGTCACACCTTGCTTGAGTGTGAGGTTAGAGAAGCTTCCAATCGTAACATCCAGAAAGGAGAGAAGTTCTTCCATATCCCCACCAGTGAGGCATATCTGATGGATATGACCTATGAGGAGAATTAAAAACCTTTTGGGTACCTTTTTTGGGTACCTTTTTTGGGTACCTTTGAGGCAAAGTCATGAAAGCAGTTGTTGACATTGAAACAGACGGCCTGGATGCAACAAAGATACATTGCATAGTTGCCCAGAATTACCAGACAGGAGAAAAGCGCCAATGGATTGGAGAAGAGTGTAGACAATTTGGGGGATGGTCCAGTAGAATAGATCAATTTATCATGCACAATGGTCTTAGCTTTGACGCACCAATTCTTAACAAGTTTGCCAATGCTCAAATCAGACCAGCCCAGGTTAGGGATACGTTGGTGGAATCCCAACTATATAATCCTGTTCGTCTGGGTGGTCACTCCCTGGAAGCGTGGGGAAATAGGTTGGACTATACCAAGGGAGAACTCAATGAATTTGCCGAGTATAGTGAGGAAATGCTTGAGTACTGTATACGAGATACAGAGCTTACCAAAAGACTGGCTGTCCTTCTGGAGGGGGAAGGGAAGAGTTTCAAACCGAAGGCATACGAGTTGGAGCGCAGTGTAAGAATTGTCATAGACAAGCAAG